ATGCTTACCCCCGACCTCTGCACTGAGCACCTGGTAATATCCTGAATTTCCATAATTCACGATTCTCTTTGTTGCCGTCATCAGCTTCGACCGTTTCAGAAGCGCCGGCGACATCTCCACCATCTGCCTTGCCACATCGAACACGATGCTGGCCTGCTGCCTGTCAGCCGCAGCGCCATAGACTTCGGCGGATGGTTCGTTATCTGCATACAAAAGATAAAGAGCGACGGCTGCTGCCAATTCGCTCTTACCTACCTTCTTGCATATTTCCACAAAGGCTGTCCGGAACTGCCGGTACCCGTCTGGCTTGACGATTCCGAAGATATCCCGGATCAATTGTTCCTGCCAGGGAAGCAGCCAAAACCTCTTGCCAGCCCATTTTCCTTTGGTATGACACAGGTTCTCGATGAACTTCACAGCCCTGTCAGCCTTCGCTTTATCATAATGAGATGTCGGAAGCATGAACCTTGACGGCTTATAATTCTTAAGCTTCGGATAACCCGCAGGTCTTCTCTCCGCCATTAAGTCTCACCCCCAAGTAATGCCTCCATCTCATCTTCTTCGTCCTTGCCGACACCGGATGCCGCCATGATCCTCGATCTGGCTGAAGGCGTAAGTCCGAACTCGGATGCCGCCTGCATCATGAGCCTCTGTTCCGTATTACATATCGCCACCCACGGATTTGGTCTCTGCATACCGTTCTCGGTTTCATATGTAGCGCCTTCGGAATTGATATGATCCTGAGCCTCTTTCCACCTTGCATATGACTGACAATATGCTGCAAAAGCAGACCGATCCACTTCAGTAAGCACGCCCATCTGATTCAGTTTTTCAGATAAACGAACCCATTCTTCCTTAGCATCCGGAAGCAGCCACTTCGGACAGTCGGGCATTCCCTTACCCGGAACCGGTTCTTTTGTGTTCAGTTTTCTCTTACCCGGATTGCCTTCCAGCTTTTTTACTGCTGTAGGCTTTGGCTTTCTTCCAGCCATAGAGCACCGACCTCCTTCCTGTCAGATTTTCACTTTCCATTTCGCGATTTTGCACGCGTGACCCCCGCGCCGTTCCCTGGGAGCCGTACCTGTAGAGATTTCACCCGCCCCTACCCGCGATGGTTTCCCCAATAGTCCCCTCTCTTCGCGTGTATAGTTGAGTGACACGACTTGCACAACGCGATCAGGTTACTTCGATCGTGCGTACCACCTTCACTCAAAGGCAGCTTATGGTGGATCTCTTCAGTCGGCACGATAATTCCACGTTCAAAACACAGCTCACAGAAGGGATGCTCCGCAGCATACTTGTCACGGATCCTCTTCCATGCACGACCGTATCTCTTCTTCGTAGACTTATCTCTGCCGTACTTCTCATAGTTGCTGTTGCTCAGCTTCTCATGCTCTTCACAGAACCGTTTGTCTGTCAGCTTCGGGCATCCGGGATAAGAGCATGGATGCTTCGGTTTCCTTGGCATCATTCCACCTTCTTTCCCATAGAAAAAGCCGCCACGGTATTTTGCTCCGCAACGGCTCTCTCATCTTTCGCTTTTGCCAGCTTAACATTATCACATAGGCTTACTGTATCGAACTTGATTTTACTGTATTGTTTCCGGAATCGTTATTTCATCCAGGGCATTCCTGTGAAGGCGGAATACATTGTCGATTCCGTAACCAAGCTCAATGGCGATCTCTTCCCATCTCATATAGGACAGGTACCGCAGTTCCAGTATTGTCTGAAGTTCCGCGCTCTCCACTGCTTTGATCCTGCGGATGATGTCCTTCTTCAGTTCCACAAGCTTCATCATATCCTGATTGATCTCATTCTCCAGGTCGATGATCTTGATAATGGCATCCTCCATTCTGGAACCATCCCTGTTCGGGCTCTTCGGCATATCTGAATATGTCACCGTTGCTTTGGTGGCCAGATCATGGAGATCTTCAATCTGTCCCAGTTTGCTCTCGATCCGCTGGTTCAGTCCGAACGCCTGTGATAAATACTTCTTGGCTTCCTGCTGATGTCTGTTCATAAGCTACCTCCGATTGGATTTTTTTCTCCCTCGGATTGACTCTGATTGTCTTATTTCGTCCTGAAGCCTTCGGATCAGGAATTCACCGTCCACACTTGTCAGCTGGCTGTACCAGCCGGAACGGAAGAACCTCTCGATTTCCAAAGCCTCATCTATTGCTTTTCGATCCTTCGGATGTGCCTTGATCTTCTTTAGCGCCACCCTGTAATCAGCGACTGCCTGCAGAATGATTGCATTTGCCAATCGCTCATACGGATCCTCTGCCAGATTCTTATTTCCTGCCATAGGCACTTACCTCCGCTTTCACGGCATCGATCAGTCTGGCCTGCGTATTGCCCTTTGCGTGAAGCGCCTTCATGATTCGCTCATCAATCGAATCGGCTGTAATAATATGCTGCGCCACGACCGTTCCGGATTCCTGACCCTGCCTCCAGAGCCTGGCCACTGTCTGCTGATAAAGCTCCAGGCTCCAGATCATCCCGAACCACACCAGCGTATTGCCGCCACTCTGGAGATTCAGTCCGTGACCTGCAGAAGCCGGATGTATCAGTCCTACCTCCAGTCTTCCTGCATTCCAGTCCTCAATGCTCTGATCCGAATCCAGCTTTCCGTAATTCACTCCCAGGGCTTCCAACCTGTCGATGATCCTTGTCAGATCATGCTTGTACCAATAAGCCACCAGAATACTCTTTCCATTTGCAGCCTCGATGATATCCTCCAAAGCATCTAGCTTCTTATCATGAATGAACTCGATACCGCCTGCATCGGAATAAACAGCACCATTCGCCATCTGTGTCAACTTCCCGGAAAGTGTTGCGGCATTGGCAGCTGTCACTTCACCGCCTGGAAGATTGATAACAAGGTCGCTGGCCATTGCCTCATATTTCTCACGCTCATCCTCATCCAGATATACCGGATATTCGGAGTTGATCAGTTCCGGCATCTGCAGGTGGTCGGTTCCCTTCATGGAAATCGTGATATCGGAGATTCTGTCATAAATCCTCTTGTCAGCACCCTTCCTGAGCCGATAGCTGTAAACAATCGGACCATTCGTCTGATCCGGCACAAAATACTCTGCTCTATATTGGCTGATGAACCTTCCAAGTCTCTCTCCCTTATCCAGAACCTTGTATTCTGCAAAGAGATCCATCAATCCATTACTGGAAGGCGTTCCGGTCAAACCGACAATTCTTTTCACCCTTGGTCTAACCTTCATCAGCGCTTTGAACCTCTTCGCCTGCCAGTTCTTGAAGGATGACAGCTCATCGATCACCACCATATCGTAGTCAAATGGCAGCCCGCTCTTCTCGATCAGCCAGGGAACATTTTCTCTGTTGATAATGTAAATATCCGCATCCGCCTGAAGAGCTTTCATCCTCTCTGCTGCAGTGCCAACTGCTATGGAGTACCGAAGCCCACGCAGCTGATCCCACTTCTGTATTTCCGCTGACCAAGTATGCTTCGCCACTCGAAGCGGTGCGATGATCAGCACCTTTGTCACCTCAAAGCTGTCAAACATCAGGTCATTCAGTGCTGCCAGCACGATACTGGTCTTACCCATACCCATATCCAACAGGATCGCCGCAATGGGATGCTCCTTTATGAAATTGATCGCATATATCTGATAATCATGTGGATTGTATTTCATCCAGTATTCCTCCAATCTGCTCCGGATCGTCCAATACATAAACCCGGAAGCCTAATCTCATCAGAAGCCGGTGCCGTGAAACCTGCAGCGGTCTCGGACGTTCGCCCGGAGCCTTGACCTCCACCAATCCGAAGTCCCTACCTGGCAATAAGACAATCCGGTCGGGCATCCCATCAAATCCTGGGGACACCCACTTCGGACAGATACCACCGCGCTTTTTCACCTCTGCGACCAGCTTCTGTTCTATGACTTTTTCACGCATCGCAAACCTCCATCAAAGTTTTCAGGTGTGCAGGTCGTGAAAGTCGTCCCGTAAACTCCCTTTAAGGCATTTTCAAAAAACTCTCTTATAGGACTTTTAGTAGTAGACCTTCACGACCTGCACAATGGCTTAAAATCAACGTTTCTGAAATATCACCATTCTGAAAACAGTTAATCTATCGACCTGCATGACCTGCACATCAGTCCAGGAAGTCCTGTCCTTCCTTCAGGCTCAGGCCGTGAACCATAATTCCGGAGCGCGTCTTGCGTCTGACAAATCCTGCCTTCTCGATTGCTGAATAGAAGTCCGTCGTGCTTCTGGTAAACTCACCATTCTGCAGACAGTACGCCCTGTATGCCTGATACAGTTCCCCGGACTTCTCCGAAGCATCCTTATCGATGTCACAGCAGTCCGCCAGGAAATGTCCCATCCAGTCGTTGTCCTCGCGGTATGCTTCAATCGCATCCTCCACGACCTTCGGCAACGGCACCTTGAAATCCATCTCCACTGCCTTCTTCGCCCCTTCGATGATCCAGCTCATAATGAAGGAACCGGCGTGGTCGTACAGGTAATCCGCGTAATTCTTGATGTCATTCTTCCCGGTGATCTTCGCATTGAAGGGAATCACAATCAGCCTTCTCCAGATGCCGTCATCATTGGCACCCACCTTCGGCAGATGGTTCGTATACAGCACCAGCGTATGTGACGGAACAAAATGGAACGGAGCCTTATACTTCTTCTCCGCCTGGATTTCATCGGTAGAGCAAAGCTGCTTTACCGTCGCCGTATTCAGCCTCATTCCTTCCTCCATCTCAGAAGAAATGATGAGCCTGCGGCCTTTCAGTTCCGCCATTTCCGGCTTGATATTCCGCTTGCAGTTCATGGTCAGTGCTTCCGCAGACAGCTTCCCGGCGTAATCGCCCAGGACACGGAAGATCGTGTTCCAGAAAGTCGATTTACCATTGGCACCGCCACCATAGGCAATGATCATGTGCTCCTGATAGACCTTCCCGATCGCCGCCATTCCGACCACCAGCTGCACATAGTCGATCAGCTGTTGATCCTTGCAGAAGAAAAGCTGCAAAGCATCAAGCCACAGCTGCTTCCCTTCCTCACCCGGAGCACAGGTCGTGATTTTTGTGATCATATCTCTCGGATCATGCGGCTGCTCCCCGGTCAGACCTTTCTTCAGGTCATAGGTGGCAACCGGCGTATTGATCAGGAACTCATTCCTGTCCAGGTCATTCACGTCGATCCCGATCATCGGCTTCGCAGCATTCCCGGTGGAAATGATGTATTTGTAATCACGCCTCTTCAGTACAAACTTCAGGTAAGTCTCCGCTGCCATGAGCGTATACAGAAGCGGCATCTGATCCGGCGTAACCTCTTTTGCCACGGCTTTCGATCCGCTCTTAACGATCGGTTCCGGTATCCCGGCATCGACCAAAGCCTTCTCCGCATCTTCCTTATCCTGCTGGGCATCCACCAGCTGAAGGTCAAGAAACTCTTCAATCGCACCAATGGCCAGCTGCACATCCTCCACCCAGCGTTCGCCGTCATATCTGAGATAATCCGTTGCTGCTGAGAACCTGAGCTCACTGCCGTATTCCTGCACCAGTACCTTCGCCTGCCCGATATCTGAATAGTCCTCCGGCTTCAGGGACGCATCGCTGAAATCAGCATTGTACTGATCCGGCGGCACATATCCGTCAGAGGAAGAAATCTTCTTATTGAAGAACCTCACGGCGCTGTTCCAGACGGTGTTTAGCTCTGCCTCCGGAAGCGGCGGATCACATTTCTCCGCATGTTCCATAAATGCCACATGAGCCTTTTCCGTATCGCCATACCTCTTAAGGATCCTGGACGCGAACCTGCTCATGGTGTTATTACGGCTTCCCTGAAGAATCGGACCGGAGCTCGTTCCCTCCTGCTTCTCAGGCTCATCCGTCTCCACGATCGGACTGATCTCTTCATCGATCGTCATCCAGCCTTCATGCCAGATCACTTCTCCGGTATCCGCGCCAAAAATGAATCTTGCCGCATCCAGCGCGTTATCATCGAAAAACGTGTACTGCTTCTGGATGGCGATCTTCAGCCCGGCATATACCTTCTCATCTGTAATCTCTTCGATCTGGAAATAAACATGGAACCTCGGTCTCGCGGACTTGCCGTCCTTCACCTTCATGTGGTTGCGGCTGAACGCTATTGCATAGGAAAAATCCCCGAACAGCTCTTCCATCTTCTCCGGCGTGATCCATTCTTCCGGATCCTCGGAGTGATCATTGTCGCAGTCCATAACCGCCACATTGGAACAGATGAAGTTTTCCTTGCTGCGGTAATTCTTCTTATATTCACCGCACACATGGTCCTTCTTGATGGCTTCCTGTAGCTCCGCCGCATCCCCCGCTTCCACCCGGTTCGGGTACAGGCAGTTCTTCGCGTCTAAAACTACATTGGCCGTCTGCAACACTAAGCGCATAAGCAAACCTCCTGTAAAAAGTAGTAAAGCCCCTACGGCTTTCCACTCCTTAAAGTTCCCTGGCTCACCGTCATTCCGATGAATCACGGAACTTTTTTCGTTTTCCGAATCGCTTCCTTTTATATGGCGAAATCGACCTGCACCTTTTTTTCAGATTCCATCGGAATCCACCTGACACAGGGAACTTTATGTGGTGTACGTGGAAGAGCTCCGGCGATGCGAAAAGAAATTTTCAAAATCATCGGAATAGCGAAAGCCTAGGGAACTTTAAGAGGTAGAACGGCAGGAAGCCATTCGGAAAGGAAGGTGCTGCAGATGCAGAAAGCATCCATTGAAAAAACCGCCGGACTCGACGGAACGGACGAAGAACTCATCGATGTTCTGATCGCCATTAGCGTCGTAGCCAAGCGGCTCGCAAGAAAACTACAGAATGAACAGAAGGGAGAAAGCCAACATGAGCAAAATGAGTGAGCTCTCCGCCATGATCGACAACCTGATCAGCTGCGGAGAAACCCTGGCAGAGACCGGCAGAGCTTTGAAGGAATTCTATTCCGGAACCGAAGAATCAGCCCCGGCAAAGCCTGAGAAGAAGACAAAGAAACAGGATCCCGCTCCTGCAGAAGCACCTGCCGAAAAGCAGTATTCCAAGGAAGAAGTCAGAGGCATCCTGGCAAAGAAAGCAAACGAAGCAGAAGGCCGCTTCAAAGCAGATGTCAAAGCGATCGTTCAGAAGTACGGCAACGGAGGCAGCCTTACCAATGTGGATCCGAAGGACTACGCGGCACTTGTCACAGAGGTGGAAGGATTAACCGATGCCTAAGCACGCATACCTTT